GGATAATAACAGCTACGCACAACTTATAGATGATTTTGAAAAAGGACTTCTAGTTATAGAAGGAGAAAGTTTAACAGATTATATTACAAGAATGGGTGGAGTAGATTATGATGCCAAAGCTAATGGCGGTATTATGGGTTATGCTATTGGTGGAAGAACTAGAAATTTATCTGATGTTTATGATAATAGTTCTGTACTACAAGATAAGTATTCAACTCAACAAGATTATTTAGATCTATTTGATCAAAGCACAACAACAACACCTACAACTTCTACAACTACAATAACAGATCTTATAGAACAAGCACCAGAAACAATGCTTCCTCCAAGAGTAAGACCACTTTTAATTCCTCAAACTGAAGGTAGTGATGGTGGTGGTGGAATAACAAGAGCACGTACTGATATGAATCAACCTAATGCTATGGGTGGAAAAATTCCAGGTTTTAAAGCGGGTGCTCAAAGAGCATTTAATGATTTTAAAACTGCCGCTGGTGGAATATATGATGTGGTAAAGTATGTTAATCCGTTAGATCCTCAAAAATTTAATATAATGAATTTGTATAGAAAAGGCAAAGAAGTTTTTAGTAACAGAAGTAATAGAATAGTAGCAGAACAAAAAGCAATAGCTCAAGCTTTTGAAGAAGAAATGGCAAGAAGAGAAGAAGATAGAATAAGAAGTCAATCACCAACCGGAAGTATGAATTATGGTCCATCAGGATATGAAGGTATGAGTGATGCAGCAAGCGATCAAGAAATATCTGAAGGCGGTAGAGGAAGCCGGGGATAATGGCTAATGACTTTCTAGATATAGTAGCCAGAGTTAAGTATGGTAAACCTTTAAAAGATTTAAACTACAAACAAAGATTTATTGTAGAAGATAATACTCCTAATATAATTAAGAAGGCTCAAGGGAGTGAAGTAAAAGATTTATTTAAAAAAAAATATAACATAACTTTATCTGGAAATGAATCTGCTCAAGAACTTAAATACTTAAAAGAATTATTAGAAGATTACACAAAAGAACTTGCAGTACCTATTGATCGAAGTTTATCAGATAGAGCGCAACAAAAAATTATTAAATCAAGAATGGGTGAAAAAGTTGCAGGGCAAAGAAAAAGATTACGAGTTCTTGCTAAAGATTTTGTTACATTTGGAAAAGAAAACATGGAAGAAGTAGCAAAAATTAAACGTGTAGATTTAACTAAAGCAGATTCTCAAATGAGAAAAAGTATTAAAGCAGGTACTAAAAATATTGACAATGTTACCTCACCTATTAAAACCGGAGAATATGTTTATCCTAGAGGGAACAAAGGAAAAACTGTGTATTCTAAAAAACCAGGACAAAATCAAACAGGAATAAGTTTAAAAGATCCTGACGTGATAGCAAATCATAAAAATTGGATGAGAAATAATCCTACCGCTTCTCAAAAAGATGCAATAAAAGCAAGAGGAAGAATAGCACTAAAGTTTCCAAAAGAATCTTATGGAGGTTATAAACCACCCATTACTACAAAAAATTCTAGAAGAATAGATTCAAATAAAATTTTAGATCCTTTAGATATTAAGAAGGATATAAATCTTCGTAAGATCGGACTAAACCAAGATATAGGACACAGTATTAAACAACCTTTATTGGACCCAAGAAAAAAAGGACCTCAGTTTAAAAAAGAAACTTTAGATACTCTTTATCCAACTCCAAAAGAATTAAATAGAGGTAAGTTTTTATCTGGTAATCCAGATAGTGTTATAAATATTGCAGAAACTCAATTAGCAGACATTGCAAAACAAAGAAGTAATTTAATTAGAAATAATAAAATTATTCCAGGGAAAGAAGGTGAGTTTGCAAGACTTCAATCAAAAGGTAGAAGAATAGCAAAAAATTATTCTCAAGCGGATGATCTTTTTGGAACTGTTTATAAAGGAGCCCCTGGAAAAGCTAGTGGACCTAAAAATGTAAAGAACATGTTAAACTTTGAAATTTTTGAAGCAGGAAAAGATGGAATTTTAAAAGGTAAACTTATTGGGGGAGACAAAGCAAAATCTTTTGCTGGGTTAAGTAAAGATCCTGTAGTAAGTAAAAGTTTTGCTACAGCCACACAAGCGGATAAAGTAAAAATTTTAGATATTGCAAACGATCAAATTAAAATCTTAAGAAAATCTGTGAGCGGTCTTAAAGGTGCTCAACTTGGAACTATATGTAGAACTCTTTCTAAAGCCAGTCTTATGGCAAAAGGTGGACGAGTTAATTTTGCAACAGGAGGAAGTATGGCAAATTGTTTAAGATTAATTGATGAAAATCCTGCAGCAGCGGTTAGAGCTATTTCTAGTATTAGTAGATCTAGTGGTAAATTAAAAAATGCAGTTAGTATTGCTAAAACAATTGGTAAAGGTGTTGGTTATGGAGTTTTAGCTGAACTTGCTTTTGCTGCTCCATTTGCCATTGCAGATATTAGATCAGGTGAATCTGTAAAAAGAACTTTAGGAAATGCTACTTATGGATTATTAGGTCAAACACCAAAAGAAGAAGAAAGAGAATTTTTAGGCGAAAAAGGATTTAGAGCTAATGAACTAATAAACACAAGTCAAGAAATGAAAGATTTAGATGTTAAATATCAAGAATCTTTTAATCCTGAAGATGATATGCTTATTTCAGATCAACTTACTATTGGTAATAAAAGTATAGAAGAACAAATAAAAGCATATACAAATTCAGATGGTTCTTTTAATGAAGAACAATTTATCCAAGATCGAAACATCGCAACAGCTGGTCTTAAAAATTTACAAGATGTTAAAGGATTCAGAAGAGAAGCTATTCAAAAAAATATAGCAAATACTCAAGATCCTTATGCCAATGACTTTATGGCTGCTAGAGGAGGTATAGCCACTCTTCCGAGAAGGGTTGCCAAACCTAACAACTATGGTATAGTAAGCATTAAAGGTGTAAAATAACTAACATGAAAGAGATATGGCAGAAATAGACAACGCATTACCTAACGTAACTACTGAAGATATGGATATAGAGTTAAAGGAAACTGAAGTACCAGTTCCTGGAACCGAAGAAGTTATTACAACAGATGAAACAGAAGTTGTAATGAACGAAGAAGGTGGAGCGGAAGTTTCATTTGATCCAACAGCTGAAGCTGAAGAATCTCAAGGACATTTTTCTAACTTAGCAGAAGTTATGGATGATGATGCACTTGATGAAATCGGAACTTCTCTTTACGACAATTACACAGAGTATAAAGAATCAAGAGCTGATTGGGCAGACAGTTATAGAGAAGGTTTAAATTTATTAGGTTTTAAATACACAAGAAGAACACAACCATTCAGAGGTGCATCAAGTGTTACTCACCCTGTACTTGCTGAAGCGGTTACACAATTTCAAGCACAAGCTTACAAAGAATTATTACCAGCAGACGGTCCTGTACGTGCACAAATCATGGGAGCTATCTCTCCTGAGAAACAAGATCAAGCACACAGAGTAAAAGATTTTATGAACTATCAGCTTATGGATCAGATGAAGGAATACGAACCTGAATTTGACCAAATGCTTTTCTATTTACCCCTGACTGGTTCTACTTTTAAAAAAGTTTATTACGATGAACTTTTAGGTAGAGCCGTCTCCAAATTTATTCAAGCTGAAGATTTAATCGTACCTTATACTGCAAATAGTTTAGATGACGCTGAAGCAATTGTTCATGTTATCAGAATGTCAAAAAATGATTTAAGAAAACAACAAGTTGGAGGTTTTTATAAAGATATAGAATTAGGAGAGCCACCAATTGAAGAAAATCAAATTAAAGCTAAACAATTAGAACTAGAAGGTGTTACAGCAAACGATCAACAAAGAGAAAACATGTACACAATTTTAGAAGTACACACTGTTTTAGATTTAGAAGATTATCCTGATATAGATGAGAACAATGAACCTACTGGAATTAAATTACCTTATATTATTACTATAGATGAAGCGTCTCAAAATGTTTTATCTATTAGAAGAAATTATGATGAAGAAGATCCATTAAAGAAAAAGAAAAGTTACTTTGTACAATTTAAATTTTTACCAGGAACTGGTTTTTATGGTTTTGGTTTAATTCATATGATTGGTGGTCTATCTAGAACTGCAACAGCTGCATTAAGACAATTATTAGATGCAGGAACTTTATCTAATTTACCATCTGGTTTTAAAACTAGAGGAATAAGAATTAGAGATGATGCACAACCATTACAACCTGGAGAATTTAGAGATGTCGACGCTCCGGGAGGAAATATAAAAGATCAGTTCATGCAATTACCCTTCAAAGGACCAGATCAGACTTTATTGCAATTAATGGGTATAGTAGTTCAAGCGGGTCAACGCTTCGCGTCCATCGCTGATAATCAAGTAGGCGATATGAACCAACAAGCAGCCGTGGGTACTACTGTGGCGTTATTGGAACGTGGATCGCGGGTAATGTCAGCTATACACAAAAGAATTTATGTAGGACTTAAAGAAGAATTTAAATTATTAGCTAAAGTATTTCAATCTTACTTACCAGCAGAATATCCTTACGATGTTCCAGGTGCATCAAGAAATGTTAAGATGACAGACTTTGATGATAAGATAGATATTTTACCAGTAGCAGATCCAAACATATTTTCTCAAACTCAAAGAATATCAATGGCTCAAACTCAATTACAATTAGCTCAATCTAATCCACAAGTTCATGATTTATACCAAGCGTACAGATCTATGTATGAAGCGATTGGTGTTAAGAACATAAATGCTATTTTACCACCACCAGTACAACCAACTCCTTTAGATCCAAGTCTAGAAGAGATTGCAGCATTAGGTGCTAAACCTTTTCAAGCGTTTCCAGGCCAAGATCACAAGGCTCATATTGATTCACACTTAAATTTTATGAAATCTAACATGGTTCAAAATTCACCAATGATTATGGGTGCATTACAAAAAAATATATTAGAGAGAATTAGTTTAATGGCACAAGAACAAATTCAATTAGAGTTTGTAGAGGAATTACAACAAGCTCAACAAATGCAACAAGCATTACAAGCTAATCCACAAAACCCACAATTGATTCAACAAGTTACTCAACTAACAAATACCATCAATTCAAGAAAAGCAATCTTGATTGCAGAGATGACTAAAGATTATATGGATGAAGAAGAAAAAGTATTAGGTCAATTTAACGGAGATCCATTAATTAAACTTAAAGCTAGAGAAGTTGACCTTAGAGCAGCTGATTTAGAGCAACAAAAACGAAATGAAGACCAAAGATTAAATTTAGATAAGGCAAGAGCCCTTATGAACCAAGAAAATCAAGAAGATAAGCTAGAACAGAACGAACAATTAGCTAAAATGAGAGCTAACGTATCATTAGCTAAACAAGGTATGGCTGATGCAAGTAAAATTAACGATTTTGGTAGAAATTTCGGAAAAAAATAGATATAATAATTAAACAAGGAGAAAATTATGGATAAAGATTGGCAAAGAGGATCAGGATTTGTTAAAGAACCTAAAATTACAAAAGAATTAGGTGTTGGCGAAGACGGATACCAAACAGGCGGCGTTGTTATCGAAGCTACAAACTCAACAGAATCTCAAACGATTACTGTTAAGGGTACTAAACGTATGAGAGCTGATAAGAAACCTGTTAAAGCAACTTGGTATTAATATGTGGTTCTCGGCAATTAAATTAGCCGTTTCCGCAGGATCTCACATTTACAAAAAGAA